TCCGGATGGTCAGCCGTCCGGGCCGACCCGACCTCGACTGCTGGCTGAGGACGTCGGCGGTCTGGTCGCCGTGGGCACGCTGAGCTTCGCTGGGCCGACGGGCAAGAGCGGCAACCAGGTCGGCTTGGACCTGATGTGCCAGGACGCCGACGGCCGGGCAGAGGTGCTCAAGCTCTCGGCGTTCAGCACCTGGCAGGACGGCTCCCCGACGGCGCTCGGGCAGCTGCTGATGACCGGCGAGCTTGCGAAGCTCGTCGGGTCGGAGGTGGCGTGCGCTGTCAGCATCCGGGTGTCGAACGGAATCGTCTACTACGGGGCCGAGAAGGTCTGGGAGCTGTCCCGGGCGGCTCGGTAGGTGGCTGGTGCGGGAACGAACGGCGGCGTGGAGGGCGGCGCTCCTGACGTGTGCGGCCTGTGCTGGCTTACTGGTGGTCGCGCTGTCGTCCCCGGTTGCCGGCCTGGATCAACCGGGGGCGGGATCGTGCCAGCTCGGCGGCAGCTCGATCGCGGGCTACGGGCAGGTGGAGTGCGAATCGGCAGGCGGGGTGTGGACCGCGCCGCCGACCACGACAACTGCGGCGCCCCCCACTGCGCCGACAACCGCGGCCGCGTCATCGACCACGACCTCGACGGCTGCGACGACGATCGCGACGACGACTACTACAGCCCCGGCGACGACGACGACGACGACCTCCCCGACATCAACGACCTCCCAGACGACATCGGCTCCCTCGACGGGGGGGCCGACGCTTGCTGTGCAGGAGGAAACGCGAGACGTGCTGATCCTGGGCCTGGGCCTGCTGGTGTTCTGCGCGTTCTCGGCTCTCGGGCTTCGCGCTGGCAGGGGCTGAGGTGAGGATCCCCCGGCTTGGCTGGCTTGGTGCGCTGTTCCTGTTGGTCGCTGTCGCACGGCTCCTGTGGGGAAACGGGATGCTCCGGTGAACGGCCTCCTGGGCGGCCTCCTCGCTGTGTGGGTCTACGTCTTGCTGTGGGAACTGATTTGGTCCCTGTTCGATGAGCTGAAGGCGTAATGCAGTTCCTTATCGACTCCGCTGTTGCCGGCCTGGTGTTCGGGCTGTGCGTTCGTCTCATGTTCTCCGCGGTGCGCCGGTAATGGCTGCCGAGCGGTTCCGGCTAGTTCCTCATGTTGGGAGGGGGTGATTTTGATGCGTGACAAGACCTCGAAGGTGGCAGCTGCGGTGACGACGATTTTCGTCGGCGTGCTTCTGTCGTCCGGTGTGGCCTTCGCTGCCGCCGCCCAGACCCCCGAGTCGTTGGCGACCAGCGCGGGTACGTCCATGCGCGACACCGGCATTGCGGTGATCGCTGTGCTGATCCCTCTCGCCGTGGCTCTGGCCCTGGCGAAGATGGCTCTGCCGTGGGCCAAGAAGTTCCTCAAGATCGGCGGCTGAGCCGTTAGACCCTTCAGCACCGGCGCCTTCGCCCGCCCCCTACCCCAAGGGCCGGCGTTGGGTCGGTGCTGTCGGGTGTGGCTGTTCCCGGAGGGTCTGGAGGGCTAATGGTGGTCGCCGGCCTGGTCGGCTCGCTCGACGTTGCCTCAACGCTTCTGGCGCTGTGGTTGGGTGCTGTCGAGCTTGTGCCTGGTACGGCGTTGCTCATCGCGTGGATGGGCGGCCCGGTTGGGCTGGCTGCGGGTAAGGCTGGCGGCTTGGTGCTGGCTGCGTTGGCGGGCGTCGGTGTCGAGCGGCTGGCTGGGTCGGGCGTGGCGTGGACCTGGGCGGGGTGGACGGTGGCCGCCGGGTGGACGGCGGCTACGGCGGTGGCGGTGGCGTCGAACGTCGGATGGCTGGTGGGGCTGTGACCGCGCCGACGGAACCGGCGACCAGGCGGCCGAGGTTGCCGGGAGGTACAGCAACGGTGGTGTCGCTGGCTGTGGCCGTGCTGCTGTTCGTCGTCGTCATTGTCGACCAGGGCGACGAGGAGCTTCGCCCCGACCTGATCGCTACGTCGGCGCTGGTCCCGGTGTCCGTGTCGTCCGGGCCGACAGGCTGCGATGCCGCTGCGATCCCCGGTGGCGACCTGGCCGGCGCCATGAAGGACAACCTCGACAGTTCGTTTATGCGAGGGCCGAGCGCTGAGACGTGCTTCGCACGGTTCAACATGGGCGACCTCCCGGCGAACGCTGAAAGCATCAGCGAGGTGCGGGTGTTCGGTCGGCTCTCCGCGTTCTCGACGGTCTACGGGCAGGCGAGCCTGGGCGGGGCTGCCATGACGGAGATGGCGCTCTACGGATCGACCGTGACCCAGGATCAGTCGGCGGTGTTCACCCGGCCAGGCGGCGGGGCCTGGACCGTGCTCGACGTCAACCAGCTGCAGGTCGCGCTGCTGCTCTACCCGTTCTGTGACGAGTACGGGACCTGCGGCCCGTCGGGCGATTTTGCGTCAGAGATGTACGTGGGGGTGACCTACTCGGAGAACGCTGCGCCGACGACGCTGACGACGGTGACGACGACACCCGAGGGGACGGCGACCACGACACCGAACACGGCGGCCTCAACGTGCGGGGTTGCGGCTCCGCCGCCTGGGCCGCAGCTGCTCGACCTGGTGCCCACGAACACTTACCGGGTGACCGATCCGGCGAACGATCAGCCGTGGGTGTATGCGACGGCCGACAACATCTACCCGACGGGCAAGCGGTCGTTCTCGCCGGGCGGGGCGCCGATTGACCGTGCTTCGTGGCGTCAGACTCTCGTTGTCCCGTTCACGCTGTCGGAGCCGGCAACGGTCAGCATTATGGGGTATGTCGATAATCAACTTCGGGGGGGAAGGTACAGGTACGATAGTGCCGGCTGGAGTGGGCTGAACACGATCAACACGTGCGCGAATAACTTTTCGTGGTACTTCCCTCACGGCAACATTGCGCTGCCGGCTGGTGACCACACGGTCTACATTCAGGCCACGACGTGGGACTCGGACGATGGGCCTGCCGGCGATAAGCGGGACCTTTACCTCGACACTCTGAGGGCGAGCGCTGGGACCATCACGGGGTTCCAGACTGAGGCGCTGCCGGCCGCTAACCCGGCGTGCAATGACGGCCTGGACAACGATGGCAACGGCTGGCGGGACTACCCGGCCGACGCGGGCTGCAGTTCCGGGATCGATACGACCGAGGCTGGCGGGGCCGGGGTGACGGGGTCGGCTAATACTGCTGACGGCGGGGGATATACCGCCCCGACGACGACGACGACGGTGCCGGGGGGGCCTGCCTCGACGGTTGCGGGCGGGCGGCCTGCTCCCCCTCCTGGTGTGGGGGACGGCGGCAAAGAGTCGGGCGGGTCGTGCGAGGGGATCAGCTGGAACCCGTCGAGCTGGGGGAACATCATCCCGTGCGGCATCTCGAAGCTGTTCAACAGCCTGTTTGAGTTCTTGCGCTGGATCGTCTCGTCGGTCGAGTTCATGCTGGTGCCGAAGGACTTGAACTTTTTCGCCGGTCTGAAAGATGAGTGGAACGCCGGCTTGGGCTCGATCATCGGGCGGCCTGTGGCTGTCGTCGGCGCCGGTTGGCTGGCGTTGCGGCCCGATGGCGCTGGTAGCTGCGGCGGGCCGACGGTGACGATTCCGGGCGGGCCAGGCTGGGGTGGGTTCTCGTTCCAGCCTTTGACGGCGTGCGACGGGCCGGCGGCAACGGTGGCCGGACTGGTCCGGCCGATTCTGGTCGTGCTCCAGTGGATGGCGGTGGCGATGGCGTCGGCCAGGATCATCGGGCTCTCGCTCGGGATCCAACTGCCAGGCGGGGGGCACGACTGATGATCGTGGATGCGATCATCGGGATTCTGCGGGCCGCTATCCGCCTGGTGCTGAGCGTGTTCCCTACCATCAACTGGCCGGTCTGGTTCGAGACCTCGGGGCCTGGTTCGCTCCCTGACCGGATGAAACAGTGGGGGTCGAACCTGCTTGTCATCGACGGGTGGTTTCCCATCACCGAGTTCTTTGACGCCATGAACGTCTTTTGGGTGGCTGTGCTGGCTGCCGTTGCGATAAAGGTAGTCCGTATCATTCTGAGCCTGGTGACAGGTGGAGGGGGTTCCGCAGCATGACGTTCCTAGTTATTGCCGCCATCATCTTTATCTTGGTGGTGAAGTGGCGGATGGGTCATCAGGCCAGACGGCGAAGCGAAGCGGAAGCGCGGCAGCTGATGCATCGGCCGCTGGGAGAGTTCGACGCTCGGTTTCCGGCGGATCGGCTGGAGCGCTCCGCTTTCAAGCGGCGCGGCCGCCGGCGGCGGGGGTTTTGACGGTGGCGGCGACTCCCGACCCGTCCGGTGTGCTCACCTCCGAGTTCCCGTCGGCGGGGGAGATGGTCGGCTGGGCCTGGGGGCACGCTGCCAGTTGGGCCGGCGACAACCTGCTGCTGACCTTCGCTGCGCTGGTGGCCGCTGTCGTCTGGTTCCTGTGGACCGCGGTTCGTCAAGTGATCCGCTCGGTATGACGGCGCTGGAGGCTCCGGGCCGGCTTCAAGGGCTCGACCGGATGCGTGGGGCGGCGTCGCTGCTGATGGTCGCTGACCACGGCCTGGTGGCGGCGTCCGTCGGCGGTTGGTGGCGGCTCGGGCCGACGCGGGCCGCCCTTCCCCTGTTCTGCCTCGTCGCCGGGGCGTTGAGCGGCGGCCCGTGGGAGAGGCGGCGGCGGCGGGTGGTGGCGATGGCGGTCGCGGGTGTGGGGCTGACGTTCACGGTCTGGCCTGTTCTCGGAGGCGGTGTGCCTGACGTGTTGCTGGTTCTCGCCCTCGGGTTCCTCGTGGTTGCCGGGCTGGAGCGGGCAGGCTCGCCTGGGTTGACCGTGGTGGTTCTGTCGGTGGCGTCGATTCAGCCAGTGACGTGGCCGGTCGGGACGGGGTACCAGCTCGGGACGGTGGTGGTGCTGCTGCTGTTCGGTGGCCTGGCCGGGGTTCGGGACCTGCTGGAGTTGGCCGGGAATCGGCTCCCGGCTTGGGTCGGCGTGGCCGGTCGGCGGCCGCTCACGGTCTACGTGGTGCACCTCGGGGCGATGGCCGGGATCGTTGCGCTGACCAGGGTGGTCGGCTGATGTTGAACGGCGGTTGCCGGGACGGGCGGCGGGGCATCCCGATTAGCGCCTACGTGGGGCCGAACGGGGGCGGTAAGAGTCTCGCCATGGTCAACGACACTCTGCCGACGCTCGACGGTATCGATTGGACGTGCGAGAACCCGGCGCATGAGCACACCGCGCTCGGGATCACCTCGGGCACCAGGCGCATCCTCTCGACGGTCCAGTTGCTGGAGACGATTCAGGTCGGCGCGCAACCCGTGGTTGAGGACGGTGAGGTTCTGGACGGGCTGAGCGTCCAGGCGGACGGCCTGGTCTCGGTGCAACATCCGTTGTGTGACCTGCTGCGTTCCTGGCGGCAGCTGGTCCGGGCTGAGCACTGTGACGTGCTGCTAGACGAGATCACGGGTTCTGCCGGTTCGAGGGGCTACGGGTCGCTTCCCCCGCAGATGGTGCAGCTGTTTGTGCAGCTCCGCCGGCGTGACGTGGTGCTCCGCTACACGACGCCAAACTGGGGGCGGACTGACGTGGTGCTGCGCGAGGTCACCCAGGCGGTGACGACCTGCAAGGGGTTCTTCTGGGAGCGCACACCGGGCCTGCTGTGGCCCAGCAAGCGGCTGTTCCGGTGGGCGACCTACGACGCGGCCGATTGGGAGGAGATGTCGATGGCGAAGGTGGCCTCGACCAAGCCGCTCCAGGTCGGCTGGTACTGGCGGCCGGGGAAACCGGCCATGCTGGCCTACAGCACCAGGGACGCGGTGACCACCCTCGACCACGTTTCCGAGGCGGGGCTGTGTATCGACTGCGGCGGGACTAGGGCCAAGAGCAAGTGCACGTGCGCGGGGACGGGTCAGCGGGGGCCGGCAGCTGGCGGGCGCACGGTCACGGTGGCGGGGTCATGAGTGGGAGCCGGTGTCCGGGGGAGTGGCTCTCTGTGCGGCGGGCCGGGAGGTGCTGGCCCTCCTGGGCCGGTAGGGCGCCGCCAGGCGCCCGACGGCCTGAGGGCGGTACTGCCGGCTTTCGGCAGGGAGAGGGGGCCTGGTCGGGGCTGCTGTAGATGGAGCTAGTGGATCGGTAGACCAGTCGGGTTGGTCCGGGCGGTTGGATGCTCCGGCGGTGGTTGCACACCGCCGGAGCCGACTGACTCCCGGAAAGAGGTGAAAGAGGGTCAGACGTTGGATGCTCAGAGTAGCAATGGAACGGACGTTGTCGAATCAGCGGAGGTCGTCTCGATAACTAGCACTATTCGCGACGAAGGGATAACGGAGAATGCGTTAGGGCGCCACTTGGTAATACCGGAGCGGCTTTCAGTCTCGGTGGCTGAGTCGTTCGAGCCGGTGGTGTCGATGTCGTACCCGCACCGGCTGGGTTTGAGTCACGGGGTCCCGGTGGACCCGGTGAAGTACTTGCTGGAGGTCGGCCCGGCGATGCTGAGGGCAGGTCGGCGGACGACGAGGCCTGCCAGTGAGTGGGCTGACGAGGCCGAGGTGGCTGAGGAGCCGGACGACCGGGAGGAGCAGCTGGTGCTGTGGTGGGCTGACGAGGAGCCGTTGGGGCCTGAGCGGCGGATCGTGGAGTGGTCGCTGGCGTCTCGGCGGAACATGGTCCGGACGTTCGCTTGTCTCGACTGGTCGCCGTTCGCCGCGGCGGGGGTCGTCGCCGAGATGGTGACGCTCACGTACCCGGGCGATTTGCGTGGGAGCGCTCCGGATGGTCGGACGGTGAAGCGCCACCTCGAACAGTTCCGGAAGCGTTGGGAGCGCAAGTGGGGTCCTCTGGTCGGCGTGTGGAAGCTGGAGTTCCAGCAACGGGGCGCACCACACCTCCACCTGTACGTGGCCCGGCCGGTGTCAGGGCGAGACGCTGACTTCCGGCGTTGGGTGTCGGAGGCCTGGTTCGAGGTCGTCGGGTCGGGCGACATCCGGCACCTGCGGGCCGGCACCGGGGTGGACCGCCAGTTCTGCGCGAGGGCGGTCGATGTTCGTCGGCTGTGCACCTACTTCTCTAAGCACAACAGCAAGTACTCCGGCAAGAGCGAGCAGAACGAGGTGCCGGCCGGGTTCTATGACGTTGGCCGCTTCTGGGGCGTCTGGGGCATGGAGAAGGCTGTCGAGCGGGTGGAGCTGACCCGGGGCGACTACCACCAGGTGGTGAGGGTGCTCAGGCGTCTCCAGCGGGCGGCTCGGCCAGGTCGCCGGCGGCTGCGCTCGATGGGGGGAGAGGCGGGCCTTTGGACTCTGTGCGCTGCGGGCCCGAGGGTCGCGGTTCAGCTTGCGAGGTGGCTGCGACCGTTGGAGTCGGCGGGGGCTGTCCCGTGACGGTCGTGGTCGACGGGCGCTGGCAGGACGCCTACCGGCTGCGCTGCGGCGCCAAGAAGGTGCACCTGGCTGGGGACGCGGCGACCCGGTGGGCGCTGTGCGGGGCGTTGGTGAAGCCCTGGTCAAGGCCTGACTCGTCCTCGGCTGTGTGCGCCGGTTGTCTCCGCAAGGCTCACCGGCCGCATCGTGACTTCATTGGACGGGTGGCGACGAACCGTAAGCGTCGTGGCCTTCGGCCCGGGCCTGGCCAGGAGGAGACCGCAAGTGGTGTGTGACCGGGAGCGGTGCGTGGCCCGGGCTGAGTGGTCGGTGTCGCGGCGGCGCCGGCCGCTTGATCGGCGGTCGTTCGTGCTGTTGGCGTCCGTCTGTGCCGACCACGTTGTATCGGTCGTCACGTGCGTGGGGGAGGAGGTCGGCCCGCTGCGCTTGGAGCGGGCTCCGTAGGCGGGGGAGTCGCGGTGGGTGGGAGGATTGGGCGTGGCTCTTCCTGGCTTTGAGCGTCCTGTTCGAGTGGTGCGCGTGCGAACGATTGCGGTCGGGGTGTTCCTCGGGCTGTGGGCCTTTGCCCTCACGCTGGCTGCGGTGGGGTTCGTGGTTGCGCTGGTGGTGCTCGGGGGCGTCGCGCGCGTGTTTGAGAGTTAGGGCTGGCCGAACCGCTGCTGAGCGGCCTGCTCGGTCCGCTCCGGCTAGATCGAGCCGACTGAGCGGTGCCGCTGTCGGTGGGCAGCTGCCCGGCAGGCGGGGGAGCAGTAGACGGGCGGGCGACCGCGACGGTAGGGGGGGAGTTCTGTTGCGCAGATCGGGCAGCCGGCACGCTCGGCCGCGGCGAGGTAGTCGGCTGCCTGGTGGGCGGCGTGCTCGTGGGCGGTAGCTAGATGGAGTAGGCCGACGATGGTCTTTGGGTTGATCGACCTGTCGTCGGCTAGGTGGTCGTAGGCGTCAGCTGCGGCGGCGACCAGGCGGAGGTGGTCGTCGCGCAGCATGCGGGCCTCGGCGGCGTTCACGTTGCCACCACGTAGCTCAACGTCTGCCAGGTGAGGTCGACCTGGACGCTGAGCCGGGGTGCGAAGGTGTCGAGCCCGGGGAACGTGGCCCAGTTCAGGTCCGCAACGTCGAATAGAGTGTCGGCGTTGGCGCAACCGACGAGGCATGCTTGCTTGAGCGCCTTGCCGATGGCATCGACGGCCAGGCTGAGAGCGTCGGACGGGTAGGGGTTGGCGGTCGGGTCCACGACGATGCAGCCGGCCTGGTGAATCTCGGGGAGGTCGAGCGGGCACCCGCAGTCGAGCATTGGAGTGTCCCCCGTGGTGTCGCTGTTGGTCATAGGTCGAGTATACGCCGGATCGTCACGTAAGTCAAGTGACAATCGTTTCGGAATGCTAAGGTGGGGTGAGAGGGTAGAGCGGGCGCTAGCGGGCCATGATGGTCGTGCGAATACGGCGCCGGTACGTGCCAGATCATTGATATGGTGCGAGAGGCTCCGGTGTGCGCTCAGGTGAGGGTTGCCGGCCCCGGGGTCCGGCGGGAGGTCTGGTGGCCAGGTGCTGGGTGTTGACCTTCACCCGGTGCAGCTCGGGGACGGGGTGGTGCTGCCGGCGGTCGGCTGCTGACGCTCATCGACGCTTCCCGGCGGGGGTTGTTTGTTGTCTAGGGCTTGTTCTGTGTCGTACAACTCACCGGACCCTCTCACGGGGGCAGAATCACAGCCGTGTAGCGCAAACCCTTGACACCGTGCCGCTGGGCCGGCTAAGAATCGGTTCGGTCAGCCCGGTCGTGGGCGGCTCCCCGGTTGCACGGGGTGAGGAAAGAGGTGCGGTTATGGCTGGTCCTGGTTCGAGTGTTGCCGATGTGGGGTCGCGTGCTGTCGG